GTGGTTTCGTAGAGAAACAGCTGAAGGTACCTCAGGAACCTGCTGCCGATGTGAAGGAAGAAACTGCCTAACCTTGACAATAGATACGTCATGGCCAGAATAGTACTCCTTCCCGCAAGACTCTCTGAATTTTCCAATCCAGAAAGACTTGTTGAGACCGACCCGAGCACCAAAACGCTCGAGCTCGTCTACAACGGTATGCACATAATCTGTGGGAATGATAATATCATCTCCATAGACACGCACCCGACCAAGAAACGGGAGAAAATCCTGCTTCTTGGTAAACCGGTATCCTTGCTCTTTCTCGATCCCCAAGAAGATAATGGTCAAAAAGACCATAGCCTCGAAGGGAAAGCAGAGAGCAGAACCCATAGACGCGAACTTGGACAAGGGTATAACCCCATGTCCAGGAACAGAAGCCCGTTCTGAGCGACAAGCAAAAACAGCATCTCGGGTGAGATGATGTCTTGCGAGTAGTGCAGAAACGAGCTTAGCAGACACCCTATCAGAGGCCTCACTTAAATCAAGTGTGGCCAAGGATCCATCTTCGGATCCTTTCTGAGCAAGGAGCTGGTTAGGCTCTTGCGAATCAGAACTGATAAACCCAGTCAAGAAACTTGACCGGGTATGCTGGGTTATCGACTCAAGAATCCCCTGCTGTACATACTGTATAGTAGAGGGCTCGATAGCGATAATCCGTGGTGTCTTCTGCGTCTTAGGAACAGAGACAACCCGAGAGGGCAACTCTGAACCGGGTTCCAGGAAGTCAACCCCGTCATAACAGTCGTCGACATGACGAATGTTAGGATAGAGAAAGTCTCCAACATGGAAGACTTCCTCAAGACGGGTGGTCCAGTAGCGTGTGAGATACTTACCATTACTGGTAAGCCGCTCAGCAGTCGCGCCCGGACCATGTTTCGGTCGAATGTTTCCTTGGTAAATATCACTATCTACCTTGGAGAATAGACTACCGAATAACAATTGACCCATACGACCAAATTCAGAAAGCTCAGAATTAGGTAATATGGAATCATTGTAGTTGACCTCCTTATCACATTGGATGTACTCGGACATAGCCTTGCGCTCCCTTGCGGGGGTACAAGGTAGAAGCATCTTGCCAAAGATCAAAGTCAATTGTCTTATGGCAATAATAGCTTCAATATCTGGGTCATCCAAAAGGATGCCAGTACCAGGATCGAACACCAATTCCAGAAAACCTCTCAAAAATGAGGGGAGATCTGATCCTACCTTCTTAAAAGAAGGAAAGGATTTGGGAACAACCATTCCTTGGTCAAGACAAAACTGAAAGTCTTTTCCAAAGGATGGAAGGGTTATCGTCAAAAACGATAAACCCTCGTGTTCGACCCGCCCAAGGACGGTATTAATGTCCTTGGTGGTGCTAGTGCCGCATCTGCTGGCAAATTCATTTGCCAACACATTCCAGAGTGACGTCAGGCTTTTCATAGCCCCTCCTAATAGAGGTGGTTATCCTTAGCCTGTCGCACTGAAGGGACACACTACTAAAGAATACTCGTTAGTAGTGTGAGGCCTAGAGCAAGTCCACCCATGCAACACATTGCAATGATAACAACCAAAGCAATGAATTGCGAAGTGGAAGTGACGTGATTATAATCATAATCACCTCTCAAAAGCAACCTCCTGATTCATGGGAGATACCCATATGAATGAAAAGAAATTCAGGGGTAGTTCCGACCTAAATATAGGTCAGGACTCACCTCCGATAACCTTTTCAGTGATGCTGTAAGAAGTAGCTGAGAGAAGACCAACAAGGCCTTCAACCAGTTTCTTGCATTCAGCAACAGTGTAACCAGCTTCAGGGCGATCAATGACCAAGTAAACGGACATTGATATACTCTGTTTTTTGGTTTCTTCATAGGGGTTTGTTGCCAACTTGCTCGTGTCGATCCTCACGAGATGGCGCTTCCTATTACTATTCGACGTTGAAGTCGAAATAGACAATAGATTGAGGCCATCAGAGGTCTCGTATACGGACTTAAAGTCCCCGCTAGAAACACGGGGAGCTGTTACTTCCGTACCCGCGACTTCTTTGAATTTCTGAGGGTCAGTCAGTGCCATAGGCACACTCCTTTAGCTGTGGCATATAGCCACGTTGGTGTTTGCAGTATATCTGCTACAGCAACCTGGTGATACCAAGTGCCGCAGTAATGGCAAGCTGAGTGGGTGATAGACCCTCCCAACCAATGCCAAACCCGAAGGGGTTTGCGGGTGACCTGCGTTTCGTGATTGTTTCATGACCACGAGAGCACGGTGACGAAGTAGTGAAGCCAAGTTTACCCGTTTTTGAATCATATCGGTTAAACTGGCAACTATCTACTTCTACGGAAACACGTTCGATGGATTCTTCCATCATGTAACCGTACCGCATGACAAGACCGGCGGCTCCAAAATTGGTGACATTATTAATAACATCACCGGCATTGGAGAACCAATCGACGGCCCAACTCCAGGGTGTAAGCTCCCATAGAACACTGGGAGTGAGCGAAAGTCCGTAGAGCTGATCGGCATCACTGCCGAAACCTATGTGCTTTCCCCAGCTATCAGTTGAGGAAGGCAAAGCATAGGTGAAACAGCCCTCGAACCAACGCTTAGTTTCCCTAACCAAGGAAACCCTACGCGCTGGGAGAGGTCCTTTGGCGTAAATCCAACCAGTAGAACCTGGCCCTATTGAAAGGGGCCAGTCAAAACTGGTTTCGCCATTGACGACCTCTCGAGACGATGGAAAACTAAACGACCTATGAGTATTACTGCCTTCGTTACTGTGATATTGTTTTAAAATATCACGGTGATGTCTAGCAGTATCCACTACAGAAGAAACTTCTCTCCTGAGTGGCTCCCAACCGAATTGATAGTTGAGATACTCACTACCGAGGCCTTTAAGAGCCTCGGTACGGGCACGCCACGATTGGATTCCAGGGAGGGTTGGAACACCCTCCCGAAAGGTTTCCGCAAGTGTCGTACCTAGATTGGTCGCTGGGTTAGTAGGCGCACACTGTGAAACGGCCGTAGCTCCATCTTTGGTCATTTGGGATTCATTTTTACTCCCATATGAACCACCGATGGATTTATAGCCGACTGAATTCATAGTGGTACTGGAAGGCATGCTACACAAGACAGGTCCGGTATATCTAGCGGACCCGTCAGAAAGTGTAGCATCCTCAACATGCCCCAATTTAGCAAAGGGGGATGATCGGCTCGTGTAAAACGGGCCGCCAGCATCATAGGAACCCGTTCTAGGGTTTCTAGGATGGCTTATCGAAACAGTGATCTGTTTCCCTTCACCAAGTGTCACGATAGTCGATTGGGGAGAATTTTTCCCTTTCGAGGGTTCAGTAAATCCCGGGACTTCTACTTTAACATAAGTAGCCCGCTCTCGTGTACCTGATGAAGACATCGTCTATATGTTCCCTTCTTGGAATAGAGATTACTCTCTATAGTGGATGATGCACTGCGTGCCCCCCGGCTC